CCATCTTGGATTTCATCATGCCACCGCCCATAGCTTTCTTAGGTGGACGCTTACCTTCACGATCCATAAAATTTAGGTACTGGCGTAAAGTCATACCTGAACTTTTTAGCTGCTCTTTAGTTACGTTAGCGCGTGTGAATGCACCTTGACCAACATTACGTCCACCTTTCCCAGTCACTTTACCTCTACTGTCAGCGGGTGGCATATCAATCTTAGTCTTAGGAGGTGTTTGCGGCTTCATGGGACGTTTTGGTTTTGGAGTAGCCGCTGCTTGCCTACCCATTTCTCTAGCCTTGGCAATAGTGCTAGTGGCTCTACTAGGAGTTCTAGCCCCTCCACCTACAGCCGTTCTGCTAGGTGTACGGCTTCTACGTGCCTTTGAGGCGGCCCTCATTTCGTTTTCGCTTTTGGTTTTAGCGGCTTTACTACGGGCTGCGGCACCGGCCCCTACAGCTCCCGCTGCTCCCGCTGCTCCCGCACCTTTTGCGATAGCTCTTTTTCTCTGAGTCACAGCTTTCTTTCTTGCTGTTTTTTGTCGGCTTGCCTGCCTTTTCGTGGCTTTTTCAGCCGCCGCTCTCTCTGCTTTGGCGCTCTCTCTTTGAGCTAATCTTGTGGCAGGGTTTGTAGGGTTTTCCCTAGCTTCTGCGGTTTCTCTTGCCTTAGTTCGTTTTTGTTGTTTTTCAGTAAGTCTGCTTCTAGCTGTAGCCTGAGACTTCTTTAATTTAGACGGCGTTAGGGCATCATCTATCTTGGAAGACGCTTTAGCCATTTGGTTTTTTGCTCTAGTAACAGCTTGTTGCCCGAACTTACGGATAGCGGCTCTAGTGCCGTTTGCTGCTATGAATTTAGCTACGGCAGGGGCTGCTGCTAGTAATGGTGCTGCCATGTTTTACTCCTTGTCTGCGTACAGATTATCAAACACCTGATTCACGTCGAGCGTATAGTCCAGATCGGACTTGCTATAGTGAATGTGTTGAGAAGGGCGAAAATCTG